GCGCGCAGCCATCCAGCTGCGCTATGCAGAGGAGGAGACGCCATGAAGGCCCTTTTGACCAAGACCCAGGTCTGCGAGCTGCTGGCCATCTCGGACAGCACCCTGGATCGGATCGTGGCGGACGGCAGCCTGGCCGCCATCCGGGTGCGCGGGCGGATCCGCTTCTCCGAGGAGGAGCTGGAGGCCTACCTGGCCCGCAGCCGGGTCCAGACCGTGTCTGTGGCGCCGGCCGCCCGCCGCGGCAGCAGTCCGGCGCCGAGGCCGCCCGCCCGCCGTGGCCGGCCTCCGAAGGCGGCAGCAGAGCAGCCGGTCTACTACCCGGGCATGAAGGTGGTGAGCGTATGACGTCGCTTCTGATGGATCCCGGGGAGATCCTCCGGGAGTATAACGCCGCTGCCAACAAGAACAAGCAGATCACCGTGCTGGCGGATCTGAACAGCTGCAAGCCCCTGGAGATCGCCCTTGTCCTGCGGGAACAGGGGGCGGAATTTTCCAAGGCCTGGCAGGATCGGCTTGCGATCCACGACGAGACGGAGCAGCTGCGCGCCATCACTGCGCAGCGGGTACCGCTGCACCCGGCGAAGAAGGCAGCCGTCCCCATCGGGGAACCGCTGACCGCCGGTGCGCTGCAGCAGCTGCTGGGCCGGATCCCGGGCGATACACAAGTCCAGATCCTGGGCCCCTCAGGCGTGGCCACCTCGGCCCTGTTCCTGGAGCGCGTGGACGCCGCGGGCTACAGCTTCACGCTGGAGATCCAGAGGGAGGCGTGAGCATGCCGATCAGGATCTTAATATGCCGAAACGTCCTTGCGGGCGTCCGCCGCGGGATCGCCTCCCGGCGCTGAGGATGGCAGGCGAGAAAGGAAGCATTGAAAATGTACGAAGGGAAAAAGTGCGTGGTCCGCTGCAACGGTGCGGGCGTGTTTTTTGCGGAAATCAAAGAGTGGAAGCCCGAGACCGGCGTGGCCACGCTGAAAGACGCCCGGCGCCTGTGGCGCTGGTGGGGCGCCAGCGAGTGCCTGCAGCTCGCCCAGGAGGGCACGAAGGATCCCGACAACTGCAAGTTTACCATCACGGTGCCGGAGCTGACCGTCGCCAATGTCCTGGAGGTCACCCCCTGCACCATGGCGGCTGCGCTCAGCCTTGAGAAGGTGCCGGCATGGAAGATCTGATCAGGCGTTTTCTTAGTTTAAACTCCGGCTACGGCTACGGCTACGGCGACGGCTCCGGCTACGGCGACGGCTCCGGCGACGGCTACGGCGACGGCTCCGGCTACGGCGACGGCTCCGGCGACGGCTACGGCTACGGCTCCGGCTACGGCTCCGGCGACGGCTCCGGCTACGGCGACGGCTCCGGCGACGGCGACGGCTCCGGCGACGGCTTAGTAACATATAACGGCCAGCGCGTCTATAGGGTAGACGGGCTGGAGACGATGATCGATCAGATCCACGGCGACGTTGCAAGGGGCCATATCGTCAACCGAGATCTGACACTCACCCCCTGTTACATCGTAAAACAGGATGATCGCTTCGCCCACGGCGAGACATTGCACAAAGCTCGGGAAGCGCTCCTGGAAAAGCTCTTTGACAACATGCCCGAGGCTGACCGGATCGCCGCCTTCGTGCAGGCGCACAAGCCAGGGCAGGTCTATCCCAACACGGACTTTTTCTCATGGCATCATCGGCTCACCGGCTCCTGCGAGATGGGCCGGAAGCAGTTTGCCCGGGACCATGAAATTGACGTGGAGCATGGCAGCATGACGCCTGAGGCTTTTATTCGGCTTACGGAATCTGCTTATGGCTCATCCACGATCCGCAAGCTCAAGGAGTTTTATCCAGAGGAGTAAAAGCTATGACCTGGACAACAAAATGCCCCCGCCGGGTAAGGGACCCCGGCAGGGGCGCATGGTCAAAGACCATGAAGACACTGGTAATATAGCACGGATCCAGCAAATTTGCAAGGGGTGAGACAGAGATGGGTGTGATCCGCGTTCCCCATAACGAGAACTTCACAACCATGAGCAACTACCACCTGCGGGACAAGCAGCTGAGCCTTCGGGCCGTGGGGCTGATGAGCAAAATGCTGAGCCTGCCCGACGACTGGGACTATACCGTTTCTGGCCTGGCCTCCATTTGCCGGGAGGGCCGCGAGGCTGTGCGGAAGGTCCTGCAGGAGCTGGAAACCGCGGGCTACCTAGAAAGGGAGCAATCCCGGGGCGGGGCCGGGACCTTTGCCGGATATGACTACACGCTGCACGAAATGCCTCGGGCTGTCGAGGGCGCCGGACCCTACGAAGAGACTGACGCTGCCCCGGTACCGTTGCCCGGAAATCCGGGCGACGGTGAGGCACCGTTGCCCAAGAATCCGGTGCCCGGAAATCCGGTGCCCGGTTTTCCGCCACAACTGAATACTGATAACCAAAGAAAGAATAATAATCCCCCCAAAGCCCCCCAGGGGGCCGGGGCGGATTTTGTGCCCAAGGCCGCACCGGACTGGAACCCGGAACGCTTTGCCGCCTTCTGGGCCTACTATCCGCTGCATAAGAGCAAACAGGCCACGATCCGTGCCTGGGACAAGCTCAAACCCTCAGACGCGCTGCTGGCCGTAATCGGCAAGGCCCTGAGGAGGCAAATAGCGGAGGAGGAGGCCAAGGCGAAAAAAGAGCGCCGGCCCTTCGAGTGGAAGATCTACGCGTCGACCTACCTGAACAACGCCAGGTGGACGGACGAAGAAGAGGCCGAGGGCGCAAGTTCAGAGACGCGACCGCAAGCGAGGAACGGAGGCTATGACCTATGGACGTAGAGCTCTCCGCCCAGACTGCGGTGCTGGGCTCCATGCTGATCGACCCGCGCTGCATCCCCGTTCTCATGTCCCAGCTGGATCCGGATGACTTCCCGGATGCTGCCAACCGGCACATCTTCGAGGCGGTCCGCAGCCTTTACATGGCAAACAAGACCATCGACGCGGTCACCGTCCTTGCCGAGCTGGGCTCCGATGCCTACGGCCCGACCCTGGCCGACATGATGCGCCTGACACCGACCTCGGCCAACTGCGAGGAGTACGCCCGGATCCTGCGGGACTCCAGCCAGCTCCGGGCGATCCGGCAGGCCTGCTGGCGGATCGGCAGCAGCGAGCACATGGACCTCGCCCAGGCCCGAGAGCTGCTTTCCGACGCGGCCCAGCTGCTGGTCAAGTCCGGGTCCCGTGTCAAGCGCTACAAGTACACCGAGCTGATCCACCGCTTTCTGGATCGGCAGAGCTCCGATGCCCCGCGGGACTTCCTGGATTTCGGGATCCCGGTGCTCAACAAGCGGGTGCACGTGAGCAAGGGTGATTTCGTGATCCTGGGCGCCTACAGCTCCGTCGGCAAGACGGCCTTCGCCCTGCAGCTGGGCTTGTCCGTGGCCAAGCACGGCAAGCGGGTGGGCTTTTACAGCTACGAGACCAACGAGGAGCACGCTGGCGACCGCATGGTAGCCAATGACGCCGACGTGGATCTGCAGCGGATCAAGGACAAGAAGCTCTCCGCCGCGGACATCTTCCGGATCACGGACGCGGGCCAGCGCTCAGAGCTCTATCCCTTTGACCTGATCGAAAGCGCCCGCATGACTACGGCGGATCTCCGGCTGGACATTCTGTCCCACCGCTACGAGGTCATCTTCCTGGACTACGTGCAGCTGGTCCCGGGCGCCGGTACCGAGCGCAAGGATGTGGTTACCCAGGTGAGTATGGACCTGCACGCCATGTGCCAGGAACTGGGCGTCACGATCATTGCTCTGAGCCAGGTGACCTTGCCGGAGCTCAAGGCGGACAAGTCCCGCAGATGGGTCTGCATGCAGGATCTGCGCGAAAGCAAGCAGCTGCTGCAGGACGGCGAGACCATCCTGCTGCTGGACCTGGAGTACCCCCAGAACCGGGCCAGCGACCGCGTCCTGATCATCGACAAAAACAAGGACGGCCCCACGGGCAATTTCTTTCTGACCTTCGATCCCCGGCATATGCGCTTTGCCTACCGGGATCCGGACGCAGAAAAGCCAGGAAAAAAGAAAAAGCCTCCGGAGGACAAAGCCGAGGAGATCCCCGGCCAGGGGAAATTTGAAGAGCTCCCGGAGGGTGAGGGCGGCGTTTTGCCGTTTTAGGAGGAAACCATGGTAGAGATCGGCGACAAGATCCGCTTCACGCCCAGCGCTTTCTCGGAGATCAACACCGACAAGAGCAGGGAGATCTTCGGCGTGGTGACCCAGGTCACCGGCACGGTGATCCAGATCCACGAGGAGCACCGCTGGTACCGCGTCCGCTATGAGCTGGCCGGTACCGTCCAACACGAGACCTTTAAGTTTTGACACATAAGGAGGAGACCATGAAGACAATTGCACTGTGCAACCTCAAGGGAGGGGTTGCCAAAACCACCACCACGGTGAACCTGGCCGCGGACCTGGCCCACTTCCACGGAAAGCGCGTCCTGGTCGTGGACGCCGACAGCCAGGCCAACGCCACGGAGTTTCTGGGCGGCGGCCGGGAGGGCCACAGCCTGGCCACCCTGCTGCGGATCCCGAAGAAAATGTGGACCACCTTCACTGTGTCCTTCGAGGCGGCCCAGAGCATCTCCGCCAGCACCGTCCCAGCGGTGGATCTGCTGCCGGCGGACGACAGCCTGATGGACCTGGATCTTTCCCAGGCGGCCAGCGGAGTCGCCTGGGTGGAGTGCCTCAAGGCGCTCAAGGCGTCCGGTGCCCTCAAGGACTACGACTTCGTGCTCATCGACTGTCCGCCCGCCTTCAACGCGGCTGCGGCCGCGGCCCTGCTGGCTGCGGATGAGGTGATCATCCCCATCAAGCTGGACGCCTTCGCCCTGCGCGGCATGGGGAACCTGCTCCGCCAGATCGGGAATATGCAGAAGATCAACCCGGCGCTCCGGGTGGCCGGGGTGCTGCCGGTGATGTGGTACCCGGCAAAGGAGGCCGAGGAGGCGCTGCGCACCCTGCGGGAGCATGGCCTGCACGTCTTTCAGCGAATCCGGCGCAGCACCATGGTGGACGCCATGACCTACCGCCAGGCGCCGCTTTACATCACGAGCCCCAAGTCCGGCGCCTGCCACGACTACCGGGCCTTTGCCGCCCGGATCGCGGAAGGGAGGTATTGAGATGGCCTTTGATCTGAGTGAAGTCCTGAAGGACGTATCCGGACCGGACACAGCCGGACGCGACGTGATCAGCTATCTGCCCTATGCCTCTCTGATCCCCGATCCCAAGAACGGCTACAGCATGAACGGCATCGAGGAGCTGGCCCGCAGCATCGAGCTGGTGGGCCTGCAGCAGCCTCCCCGCGTCAAGTATCTGGGTGCCGGCCACTACGGTCTGATCTCCGGCCACCGGCGCTATGCAGCCATCGGCCGGATCCTGCAGCGGGATCCCGGCGCTTTTGCCAACGGCGTCCCCTGCATCATCGACCGGACGGACGGCAGCGTCGCCTTCCGGGAGCTGCAGCTGATCCTGGGCAACTCTGAAAACCGGGCCAAGACGCCGGCGGATCTTCTCCGGGACGTGAACGGCCTGGCGGACTGTCTCCGCCGCCTGGAGGCTGAGGGCTATCACTTCCCGGGCAGACACCGGGAGTGGATCTCCAAGATGATCGGCCTGAGCAAGACCCAAATCGGCAGGCTGCAGGCCATCGGCAAGCACCTGGCCCCGTCTCTCCTGGAGCACTTCAACGCCGGCGAGCTGGGGATCACCGCAGCCTACCGCCTCAGCCAGGAGCCGGAGCAGATCCAGCACGATGTCTACCGCACCCTGGGCAAAGGCATCAACGATCTGACCGAGAAGCAGCTGGAGGAACGGATCAACCGGGCCAAGACTCCGCGCCAGGATCCGCCGGCTCAGCTCACCCGCAGCAGCTTCGACGCCGAAGCCTATCTCAGGGAGCGCGAGGAAGAGGATGACGAGTTCTTTGAGATGCTCTCTGAAAGATCCAAAGTCTTTATCAAAGAGCTGGGCTCTGTCAACAGCCGCGGCGAGGGCGTAGAGACCCTTAAGCGCCGCTTCGGATCCTGCTATAGCGGATCATCCGGCCCGAACATGGTATGCTACGAGTCTAAGCCGAAGGGCCTGACGCTGGAACACTCCGGAAAGCGCTCAAACAAAATCTTCCGCACCTGGACGGAGGTCTATGACATGCTTTGCACCATCGCCCTCAACCGTGCCGCCCTCGGCGAAAGCTGGGACAAGGAGGACGATGAGGGCAAGCCGGAGGAGGAACCGCTGCCGGTGATCCGCTGGGAAGGCCGCAGCGTCACCCCGCCGACCCGGGAGCTGCTCCTGCTCTATGGGCTCACCAATGCCGGCCCGAAGTACACCCCGGCGGTCTACTGGGGCGGCAGCGTCTTCCGCAAGCCTGCCAGCATTCTCGGCAGGATGGCGGAGGGCACGGAGCTCACCGGCATCGCCCAGCAGTTCACCAACTGGCTCCGCCTCCCGGATCCGAACGCATTTGACGAGACCTTCCAAGTGGCGCCGCCGGAGCCCGCAGTCGTACCCGGAACGGACACCGCCAATGCCGGGCCCATCTGGCAGACCGGCGAGCCCCATGAGGCTGGCCCCTATGTGACCTGGTGCTCCTACCGGGACTTCGATCCCGACTATGAGGTGCTCTGGTGGGATGCCGGCGGCTACTGGACCGCCTTTGAGGGCGGAAGCCCCGCCGAGGATAAGGTGCTGGCCTGGAGCCCGGCGCCATCATCTCACGCCGCCCCGGCTGATCAGAAGGAGGGCGAGTGATGGGCGTATACATCCCCGATATGAAGATGCCGATCTCCTGCCTTGCGTGTGATATTCCTGTCAGAGTTCAGCCTTGTCCAGTGGATCACGACAACGTCAGCAACTATAAGACGTCAAGGCACCTCGACTGCCCCTTCATTTCCGTCCCGCCGCATGGCCGGCTGATCGATGCAAATGCGCTTTGGGTGGAAATCAACAAGATTTGTGATCGTCGCGACGCAGGGATTATTACTGATTTGACTTGCCTCCAGCAAATCCTATCAGCATTAAGACACGCGCCCACCATCATCCCGGCAGAACCTTGCAACAGCCTTTCAAAGCCTTGCAAAGAGGAGGACGAGGAATGAGTAAGTGGTACCCCTGTATCTACTGCACGGAGGACCTGCACTGCACCAAGTTCGCCGAACCCGGCTATGAGTCGTGGTGCGTCCTCGGCCCGTGTACGGCGGAAACGCTGTCCGTGGGCGATATGTTCCGGCGGATGAGCGACGAGGAAATCGCCGAGTACATGGCCTCCAAGGAGACGGCCCTGACAGATCTTATCTTTCTCAAAGTCCAGGCCGAGCTCAAGAAGAAGGGCCTGCTGATCGACTTCTCCTCCCGCTTCCATCCCGATCTGCTCAAGCAGCGGGACTGGTGGCTTGACTATCTGAGACAGGAGGCGCCCCATGACTGAGACCATTTCCACCATCCTGATCATCCTGGCCTGGCTGGGCCTCTTCGCCGCAGCCCTGGCCAATCACCTGCACTGGCGCCGGCGTCTGCTCCGGATCCGGAAATACTGGAGCCAGGAGATCCTCACCCAGCGCCACGACTACGAGCGGCAGCTCGTGGCCCAGTCCATGGACTTCAATAAACGGATCCGCAGCCTGGCGGAGAAGAACATGCTCCTCCGGGCCCGCCTCCAGGAAAAGGAGGAGCAGACCGATGCTTGAGTTATGGATCATTTCCGCTTGTGCCATCGCGTCCATTATCCTCGCGCTCTGCAACGACGCCGCGTGGCGCCGGAAATATCAATCGCTGCTGGACCTTGCCCACGAGATGAATGAAACATGGGCCGATCTGTGTCAGCGCCAAAATGAGGCATGGAAGGCCAAGTGCATGGACCTGAAAAAGGACAACGATCAGCTGCGCGAGCAGCTGCAGAAAGATGGTGAGCCTAATGTACATGTTTAAGAACGGCGACCGCTGCCCCTGCTGCGGGCAGACCCTGGAGGGCAAGAGCCGGGACTGGCTGGAGCTCTTCTCCCAGACGGTGCACGCCCTGGGCCTGGATCCCGGGCCTTACTACCGGATCCCGGAGGTTCCCGATCTCCGACTGCTGACCCCGAGTCCCTTCCTCAGCGCTGCAAAGCCGCCGGCAGACGAGCTGGAGCGCATCATCCAGGATGCCCTGGACAAGGCCTTCGAGCGTGTAGAAAAGGAGGGCCGCTGATGCCTAAGGCGATCCGCGACTTTATTACGCCGGAGACTTCCCGCCGGGTGAAGGGGATGAGCCTCTCCGCCCTCAGCGATTACCTCTGGAAGCTCTACGCCGCCGGCTACAGCGCCGGCTTCCGGGACGGACAGGCGGCCGCCCGGAAGCCGGCGCCCGAAACGGACGCCGGCAATCAAGCATGACGAATGCCTGGAGGGCTACGGTCTGATCATCTGCAAAGGAGTATCAGACCGTGGCCAAAACTCTCAAGAAGATCTACGCAGGGAGCATTGAGCTCTCATCCCTCACCGTCCGCGGAGACCGACGGGACACGCCGCAGCAGCGGGCAGCCAAGAAGCAGGCAAGCTCGGACGCCCAGCGCAAGATGAACCAGATCTACAGCTACCAAAAGTTCGAATTGATGCTGGCCGTGAACTTCCCGACCGCCGGCAGCGGCCTGGTGGTCTGCCTGACCTACGACGATGCGCACCTGCCGGGGAGCCGGGCCCAGGCCCAGCGCCGCCTGGCCTACTTCCTCCAGAAGCTCCGCGCCGCCCGGAAGGCCGCAGGCCTGCCGGCGCCGGTGGTGGGCTTTGCGCCGGAGGTGCTGACCTCGGAGTCCGGCCGCTGGCACCATCACCTGGTGCTGGACAACACCGGCCGGGACTATGACATGATCCGCAGATGCTGGATCTACGGGACCGACATCGACATCAAGCCCCTGCGGGTGGACAAGGAAAAGAACCACGAGACCCTGGCCAAGTACATGACCAAGGAGGCCCGGGAGTGCCAGGACGAGGTCTCCAAGCCCGGGCTGCACAGCTGGAGCTGGACTCGCAACGCCAAACGACCGGAGGTGGACATCGTCACCGTCCCGGACGACTATGAGCTGCAGCCGCCGGAGGGCAGCACCGTGCTCCTGGACGAACGGAAGAAGACGGAGTTTGCCTCCTGGCAGGTGCTCAAGATCCGCTACGACGGCATGCCGCCGGCTCGTATCCCGAAGCCCAAACGCCGCCGGAAGCGCCGGAGCTGAGGATCCTTTTTGTTAGGTTTTTCTGGCTTGGAATGTATGTTATCAATAGAACAAAAGGAGGGGAAACCCTTGCAATCACAGGCGATTCATGGTAGAATACTAAGCGTAGAGGACGGCTACCTGGTGTGTCCAGGCTGCCGCCGAAACCGAAAACTTTTACCGGTCGAGCCGGACACCGAGGCCGTGAACCTCTCGGTGTACTGCCGGGTGTGCAAGCGCCGGATCAAACTGGATATAGCCAAGGGCCAGTGCTTTGAGAGCCAGGGCCGATGATACAACGCAGCGAATGCGTGATGTCATCGGCCCTGGCTCTTTTTGCGTTTCCGGATCCTTTGCGGAGGTGATAGCCCGTCATGGGATTTGACTACAGCAGGAGGAACAGGCGCTGGCGGCGGCTGCGGGAGCGCGTGCTGCGCGAGCAGAAATGGTGCCAGGAGGCCGAGCGCTACGGCGTCAGGCTTCAGGCCGAGGTGGTTCATCACGTCTGGCCAGCGGAGGACTACCCGGAGTTCGCTTATGCCAGGTGGAACCTGGTCGCTCTCACCAGGGAGAACCACGACCGCATGCACGACCGCCTTACGCGCAAGCTGACGCCGTTGGGCGAGCGCTGGCGGCGTCGGACCATCCCCCCGGGGGTCTGATCCTCAGAACTGGGGCCGCTTGCAGCTGGGCGGGGGACACCGCGCACACGCGGCGGAAAAATCCGGCGGCGGAAAAATCTGACCCCGGGGCAAGACCAAAATCAAGCATAGAGCCCGCGCGACGCCCCGGCCGCGCGCCCGGATCGCGCGGCTGCGGCGCACGGCAGCGCGCCGCGCCTGGGAGGTGGCAGCATGCCGACGAATCCGAACCCCTGCACGCGGGACTGTCCCGACCGACGGCCCGGATCCCGGGCGGCGTCGAGCTGCCATGCCGACTGTCCGCGCCGGGCTGCCTGGCTTGCCGAGGAAGCGCTCCGGAAGGAGGCCCGCAGGCAGGCGCGGATCCCGGAGCTATACGAGATGCGCCGCAGATCGAAGAACCACAGCTCGACGGTGCAGCTGCTGCAGCGCCGGCGCGAGCGCACCAGGAGGTGACGGCCATGGGCCGCAAGGAAAACTACATCGCCCAGCTCAAGGAGCTGGACGTCTACGAGCCGGCCTTCCTGCCCGCGGTGAACGACCTGGTGACCACGGAGCACGAGTACAGCCGGGCCATGAAGGCCTGGCGGGAGGATGCGAAGCGCCGGAACGCTCCGGCCCTGACCTCGGATCCCGCCTATGGCGAGGTGCTGCGCCTGCGCAAGGAGATCTCGGCCCAGCGGGAGGCCCTGGGTCTGACGCCCCGGGGCCTGCAGAAGATCCGCGGCCGCAGCGCGGCGGAAGGCGTGGCCGGCGAGGGCCTGAGCCGCAAGCTGGACGCTCTCCTGGCCCGCTGCGAGGCCTACGAGGGCCTGGAGGCGCCCCATGCGAGCACCGCACCTTGACGCCGTCCTGGACTACGCGGAGCGCACCGCGGCGGACACGGGCCTCAGCGAGCTGACGCGCCTGAGCTGCCGGCGCTTCCTCCGGGATCTGGAGGACCCGCGCTTTGAGTTCCGCCCGGCTCTGCCGGAATTCTGCATCCACTGGGCCGAGGGCTGCCTGACCCTGCCCCAGGGCGAGGACATCGAGGGCCGGCCTCTCCGCGGCACGCCCTTCCTGCAGCAGCCCTGGCAGCTCTTCGCCACCTACAACATCTGCGGCTTTTACTGGCGGGGCACGAACCTCCGGCGCTTCACGGAGGCGGGGATCTTCCTGCCGCGCAAGACGGTGAAGACCACCTGGGCGGAGGGCCTGATCGAGGCCCTGGCCTTCCGGTACCGCATGTCCGGCGCCAAGGCCAAGTGCGTGGCCGGCTCCCTCAAGCAGGGCATGGAGGGCTTCGACTTCCGCCGCTACAACTTCGAGCAGCTGGGCCTGATCAAGGACGACAACCCGCCCGGCTACCTCCGGGTGTTGGACTCCTCCCTGGGCCACAGCATCGAGGGCGAGATCTGGCGGGGCTACCTGGACCTGGAGACCCTGGCCTACAAGCCCGACCTCTTCGACTCCTTCAACGCCTCCCTGGTGCACCTTGACGAGTTGGAATTATACAAAAACGCCATTCCCTACGCCCGCCTGAGAGACGCCACCAAGGCCTACGGCAACAAACTGATCCTGGCCACCTTCACCGCCGGTGATGACGCCATGGGCTTTTCCGCCCGCCACAAGGACTATCTGGAGAAGATCCTCCGCGGCGTGATCACCGGCCCTGACGCTGACCGCATGTTTGCCTTCATGGCCGAGGCGCCCCTGCAGCCCGACGGCAGCGTGGACGTGACGGACCCGGCGGTGCACCGTGCGGCAAACCCCGCCTACGGCGTCACCATCCGGCCTAACGACATGCTGTCCGCGGCCCTGCAGGCGGAGAACGATCCCCAACTGATGATGGAGTTCAAGACGCGCTCCCTCAATCTCTTCGTCTCCAGCTTCAAGGCCTGGTTCAACCTGGATGAGTTCCGGCGCTCCGACGCGCACTACAGCTGGACCCAGGCTGAGACGGCCAGGCTGGTCAAAGCCTGGTACGGCGGCGCGGACCTCTCCAAGCTCCACGACCTGACAGCCGCCGCCATCGCGGGCGAGGTCCCGCAGAAGACGGCAGCCGAGCTGCTGCAGAAGGCCGGATCCGACTGGACGCCCCCGGAGGACGTGCTGGTGATCCTGCCGCACGCCTGGTTCCCGGTGACGGCCGCGGCCCAGAAGGCCAAGCAGGACGATATCCCGCTTTTCGGCTGGCAGAGGGACGGCTGGCTGGACATGCCCAACGAGCCCTCCATGGATCCCCGGGAGCCGGTGAAGCAGTTCCGCAAATGGCGGGACACCGGCTTCCAGATCCGCAAGGTGGGCCATGACCGGAAATTCGCCCGGAAGTACGTCTCGGCCATGAAGGCCGCGGGATTCACCGTGGTGGATCAGCCCCAGCTTTATCTGCAGAAGTCCGAGGGGCTGCGCTACATCGAGCACAAGGCCAAGGTGGGCTGTCTCTACTACTTTGGGGCCGAGCCCTATGAATATTGCGTCTCAAACGTCCGGGGCCAGGAGAAGGTGGACGACGCCGTCCAGTATGAGAAGATCTCCGACACTCTGCGCATCGACGTCTTTGACGCCTCCGTCTTCGCGGTGATCCGCATGCTGATCGACACCGACAAGCGCGAGGCCGCCGGCCGCTGGTTTTCCGGCTCCGGCGAGGAACAGAAATGACGTGCCCGAACCGGGCACAGAAAGGAGGGCCGCCCGTGAAGGTCGTGCCCGTCAAACGCTCCGCAGCGCCCAAGTCCACGCTGCTGGGCTACTGGCTGTCTTCTGACGGCAGCCTGCCCTCCGGCTATCACAGCCTGCTGGACTCTCCGGAGGTGGCCTCCTGCATCAACCGGATGGCTGCCATCATCGGCTCCGCCACCATCTACCTCATGCAGAACAAGAAGGGCGGCGACGTCCGGCAGAAAACGGCCCTCAGCCGCTTCGTGGATGTGGAGCCCTGCCCCGGCATGACCCGCCAGGTCTGGATGACCTGGATCGTGGGCCAGCTCCTGGGCAAGGGCGACGGCAACGCCTTTTTGCTGCCCTTCTTCCGTGGCGAGCTCCTCTCGGCACTGCGCCCCATGCCCGGCGCCGTGCTGACCCTGGCCCATGCGTATGACGATGACCGCTATCAGGTCTCCTGGCGCGGCCGGGTCTATGAGCAGGACGAGCTGCTCCACTTCCGCCTCTTCGCCGACCCGGATAACCCCTGGAAGGGCCGGGGCTACCGGATCCAGGCTCAGACGGTGGCCGACGCGCTGCAGCGCTCCGGCGCCATCCGGGAGACCCTCAGCTCCCCAGATTACAAGCCGCCCGTGGTGATTTCTGTGGACTCTGACGCTGATCTCACCGGCAAGGAGGCCCGGGACAAGTTCCGCAAGGACTACATCGAGGACAACGAGCCCGGCCAGCCCTGGATCCTGCCCGGCGGCCTGGTGAAGGTGCAGCAAATCAAGCCCCTGACCCTGAACGATCTGGCCATCAAGGATACCGTGGAGCTGGACAAGAAGACCGTGGCCGCTATCTTCGGCGTTCCCCTCTTCCTCCTGGGCATCGGGACCTTTAACCAGGGCGAGTACAACAACTTCATCAAAACCGTGATCGAGCCCATCTGCGTGGGGATCGAGCAGGAGCTGACGCTCAAGCTCCTGATCTCCGACCAGATGTATTTCCAGTTCAACCGCCGCCGGCTCTACAGCTACGACCTTCGGAGCCTCATCGACATGGATCTGGCCATGTCCGACCGCGGCTATCTCAACGGCGACGAGGTCCGGGAGGACGCCTTCCGGGATCCCGCCGGCCTCACCGACTATGTCCGCCTGGAGAACTACATCCCAAACGACAAGGCGGGCGACCAGAAGAAACTCTACAAGGAGGACGACAACGATGCCGAAACCGACCACGCCGACGAGTAACCCCTACGTCACCCGCGCCCGGCGTACCGAGTTTCAGACCCGGGCCGAGGGCGAGGACCTGATCATTGAGGGCTACTTTGTCGTCTTCAACCAGCCCTATTACATGGACGACTTCACCGAAGAGGTCGTCTGCCCCGGGGCCTTCGACGGCTGCGATATGTCGGACGTCCGGGCCCTTGTGGATCACCTGTCCCACCTGGTGCTGGGACGCTCTACCGCGAACACTCTGACCTTTTCCATAGATGAGACCGGCCTCTTCGGCTCCATCCGCATCAACTCCCGGGACACCGACGCCCTGAACCTCTACGCCCGCACCCAGCGGGGGGACGTCGACCAGGCGAGCTTTGGCTTTACGGAGGCGGAAGACGGCGTGGTCTGGGCGCAGCTGCCGAACGGACGCGCTCGGCGCAGCATTCTTCGCATTGCAAAGCTGTGGGAGATCAGCGTGTGTACCTTCCCGGCCTACGAGCAGACCTATGTGGCTGCCCGCGACCGGATCGCCGCCGAGGCCCGGCGCGAGAAGCAGCGGGCCCGGAAAGAAAATCTGAAAAGGAGATTCAAACACCATGCTTAAACAGATCATGCTGCAGAAGAAGCGCACCGCGCTCAATGCCAAGCTCAAGGCTCTCCGGGCCCAGCGCAAGACGCTGGCCGAGCAGGAGAAGAAGCTCCAGCGGGACGTAGAGGGCTCCGACGAGGTCTCCAAGGAGCTGGAGGAACAGGTTGAAACCCTCACCAACCAGCAGACCCAGCTGGATGACGAGATCAACACGGTCCTGGACGAACTGGATACCATCCAGGAACAGCTGGATGCCATCGGCGAAGCCACCGACGCCGAGCCCGTGGACGACGAGACCGAGGACGAGGAAGCGCGCTCCCGCGAGCCTGCCCCCTCCCTCCGTTCCCGCCAGGCCCGCGGCCTGGAATCCCGCGGCTTTAACTGCCGCAGCCGCATGTTCGCCACCCGCGCCCAGCGGGACGCCTTCTACCAGAACGACAATGTTAAGGCCTTCCTGGGCCGCGTCCGGTCCATGCTGGGCGCAAGTCCCGCCAAGGGCCAGCGCCGCAGCGTTACCGGCGCGGATCTGACCATCCCCACCGAGGTCCTGGACATCCTCCGCGACAACGCCAACGTCTACTCCAAGCTGGCCAAGTACGTCCGCAGCCGCCAGGTCAAGGGCCACGCCCGCCAGCCGATCCTGGGCGATATCCCCGAGGGCGTCTGGATGGAGATGGCCGGCGCTCTCAACGAGCTGAGCTTCACCATCAACGAGGTTGAGGTCGACGGCTTCAAGGTCGGCGGCGTCATCGTCCTGGACAACTATTTCCTGCAGGACTCCGACATCGCCCTGGGCGAGGAGGTCCTGTATCAGCTGGGCCAGGCCATCGGCTACGCCCGCGACAAGGCCATCGTCTACGGCAAGGGTAAGGCCTACAAGATGCCTCTCGGCTTTATCACCCGTCTGGCGCAGACCTCCCAGCCCTCCGACTGGGGCGAGCACCGCCGCCCCTGGGTGGACCTGCACTCCTCCAACATCCTCAAGCTCAACCTGGCCTCCGCCCGCGGCGCCGATTTCTTCGTCCCGGTTCTGGGCGCTCTGGCCAAGGCCAAGACCAAGTACACCAACGGCGAGCGAGTCTGGGTGATGAACGAGGCCACCAAGATCGACGTGCTGATCAAGGCCCTCGGGATCGACTCCGCGGCTGCCATCGTGGCCGGCATGAACGACACCATGCCCATCATCGGCGGCAAGATCGAGACGGAGGAGTTCATGCCCGACTACACCATCGGCGGCGGCTGCCTGGGCGCCTACCTGGAGACTGAGCGCGAGGGCGGCACCTTCGGCTTCTCCGATCTGCCTCTGTACATCCAGGACAAGACCGTCTTCAAGGGCGTTGCCCGGTACGACGGCCTGCCCACCGTGGACGAGGATTTCGTGGTCATCAACTACGCCAACCAGGACGTGGTCACCGAGCTGCCCTTTGCCACCGACTACGCGGGCGACGGCCTCAACGTCCTGATCTGCACCGCCGCGGCCGGCGCTGCCTCCGGCAAGACCGTCGTCACCGTGGCCGGCTCCGTCAGCGGTACGCCCACCCTCAAGTATGCCGTCCGCTTCGGCGGCAGCATCTCCGCCGGTGACAAGCTGCCCGATGGCTTTGAGGATCTCACCTCCGGTACCACCGCCATCACCGCCGCGGCCGGCGCTCCCATCACCGTGGTGGAGCTGGACGCTGCCGGCCTGGTGATCTCCGCGGGCACCGTCAACTCCGTGCCCAAGGCCAGCTGATAACCGCATCTGCTCATCCATTCCCTCCTTTTTCACGGTGCGCCCTTCGGGGCGCATTGTGAGAAGGTGCCCGGAATGGACACAAACCACGAAAGGAGCTGACCGCCATGGTCAATCCTGCAGCCCTGGCGCTGCTGAAAACATCCCTGGGCCGCACCGGCCAGATCCCCGAGGCCGTGGAGCAGATGATGGCCGGCAAGCTGGAGCAGGCACAGGCCCGCATCCGCCGCTATGGCCTGGAGCTGGATCTTGCCGACATGGCGGACCTGCAGTTTTTGGTCTCCGTGGCGGACTACCTGTACCGCAAGCGTGACGCCGGACCCGGCCTGCCCCGGATGATCGTGGATGAGATCCACGACCGCCAGGTGGCCAAGTGCACGGGAGGCGGCGCATGATCTACGACCACCTGCTCACCGTCTGTACGCCGCCGGAGGGCTGGGGAAAACCCTCCGACGGCCCCCTGGCCCGGGACGGGCAGCATTTTTACGGCGAGCGCACCGTCTACCACCGGCGCTTCTGGGAGGCGCAAACTGCCGGTACCCGGGTGGACCGCATGGTCCAGATCCCCGAGGGCTACGGCATCATGGCCAGCTCCTATGCCCTCCTGGAGGATGATTCCCGGCTCTACCGCATCGAAGAGGCCCAGCATACCACCGACGAGGACGGCCTGCCCGTCACCAACCTGACGCTGCGCCGCATGGAGGCAAACTATGACATTTGCAAACCTGAGGACCTTGCTTAAGACCCTCACCCCGGAGGTCTACCGCTGGGCGGCCCCCGCCGGCAAGATCCGCTACATCGTCTGCCGCAAGTATGGCTACAGCCTCCTCCGCGGCGATGACAGCGGCGTGGGCCGCTTCCCACGGGTCCAGCTGGACGTCTACTGGCAGGATGAGGAGGACGAGCTCTTCGACAGCGTCCTGGATCTCCTGGACGCCAACAGCCTGGGCTACGACCTGCAGGACACCGTCTGGGACGACGACCAGGCCCTCTTCCGGGGGATCATCACCATGGAGCTGATGCCCGGATGATGAATTTCCACATCGACGGGCTGGACCGGCTCAGCGTGTCCTACGCCAGCCTTTCCCGGATCTCCGACGACGACCTCTGGGCCATCATCGAGCCGGCGGCCAACACCCTGCGGGACCGGATGAAGGAGAGCATTACCCGACTCTTCCGGCAGCGCACTGGATCTCTACGTGAAAGCATTGAGGTCAAACGCAAGACCGCAAAGTCCGGTGCAATTTTCGCCCTGGTGGGGCCAAATCAAAAAGAACACAGCGGACAGCGCGGCCGCAGAGCCTCCGCTTTTGAGAGTGGAAGCAAAGGCTTTGGCAAGCGCAAATCCCGTGCTCAAGGCGGCAAGGGCGGCTCCTACAGCGGCACCAACGCCGAGGTGGGCTGGATCCTGGAGTACGGCACCAGCCGGATCCCCGGCCGCCACTGGATGGAGCAGGCCGTCACCGCCACCGAGGAGGAGATCCACGAGATGCTGGATGCCGGCTTCAACGCCGCCTGCGAGGCCGTGGGCCTCTGATTTCCTCAACACTATAACGAAAGGAGAACGCTTATGTCTCTTTTTTCCCGACGCAAGACTTACACCCTGCCCGTGGGCATGCAGCGCAGCGCATGGGCGCCTATTGCCACCGAGCCGGAGAATGCCATCCCTACCTACGGCGATGCCGAGGAGCTGGGCGCCGCCCGTCTCGGCACCCTGACCTACACGGTGAACGAGACTGACATCGAGGGCGACGACCAGGTACTCGACCACTTCGAGCAGTTCCAGGCTGGTACCTTCGCCAGCGAGACCACCGAGAACGACCTGGAGGTCAACGCCAAGATGTATGGCCACGACTATACCGAAGGCGAGGAGGCCTCCGGCGGTGACGACAAGGCCCCCTATGGCGGCTATGTCTTCATGGAACCTGTCCTCAAGTCCGGCGCATCCGCGCCGGTCTGGCGGGCCACCTTCCTGCCGAAGGTCAAGGCTAACCCTGCCAATGAAGCCCAGAACGCCGCCACCCGGCAGGGCGGCCAGATCAATCCCACCTATAACAACGTCACCCACTCCGTTTATCTCTGCAACACCAACAAGTGGCGCTATCGCAAGGAGTTCCCCTCTGCGGATGCTGCCTGGGCCTACCTCATGGGCAAGCTCGGCGTCTCTCAGTCCTCCAGCCAATGATCTCTCCGGGCCGTGCCCATCCCGGGCACGGCCCTCTGCCGATGCCCGCGCCCCTGTCCTTCCCCCAGCGGGGGAAGGTGCCCCAGTGCTCACACTGGGGCGGATGAGGGAGAACACACCCACCAACGAAAGGACTCAGTCATGACACACATCGACTTTGAATTTAACGGCCGCACCTACGCGCTCAGCTACACAGCCGAAGCGCTCTTCCTGACCTTCGATAAATTCGGCGTTTGCGACGACGTTATTGAAGCCACCCACTGCCTGGAGCCCACCGCCGAGGGCTGGCGCAACTGCTGCTGGCTGGCGGCGCTCATGGCGAGCCAGGGCGAGCTGCAGCGCCGGGCCCTGGGCTATGACAAGCAGCCCATGCTCACGGCCGAGGAGCTGCGCGTGGGCGTCATGGCCGTGGACAATGCCCGGCTCCGCATGGCGGTGCGCCGTGCGCTGGAGCAGGCCTTCCACCGGGATGTCCCGGATCCGGACACGGACAAGGAAGTCAACCTGGTGCTCCGCCAGCGGGAAGAGGCTCAAAAAAAAACGGAGGCGCTGGCCTCCGTCCTCGATACCTGGCGACGTGTGCTCGAATCCTGGGCCTCCGGCCCATCGACGCCCTCCTCCTCTGCCCCGGAACCGCCTTCGACATGATCCGCGCCGCCCTTCCCCGGGAGGATCCCGAGGAGGCTTCCCCGGCCGCGGCCGAGCCGGATCTGAGCGAGGAGCTCGCAGACTAAACTCACCAGGAGGTGAAACCCCATGGCCATCCGCGAGATCGGCGCATCCATCACCCTGGAAGCCTCGCAGTTCCGTGAGCAAATGGCAGCCGTCAATTCTAACCTCTCTGTACTCCAGTCAGAGATGAAGGCGGTCACTGCGGAATTCAGCGAAAACGCAAATAGTGTGGACGCCCTGACCGCAAAGCAAAAGAACTTCGATCAGCAGGAAGCTCAGCAGGCCGAGAAGGTCAGGGCTCTGACCCAAGCCCTGTCTGATCAGCAGGCGCTTTATGCTACCATGCCCAGCAAGATCGACGAGGCTACAAAGGCTCGAGACGCCGCAAAGGCGGCTTTGGAAGCTGAGGCTACAGCTGGAAACAAAGGTACGCAGGCCTACGAGGATGCGGCAAAAGCCCTTGAGAAGGCAGAGGCTGCTCTAAAGAAGACCGAGAAGGAATACAAGACGCTCGGCATTAGCATTGACTCCACGGAGAAATCCCTCAACAAAGCCAGAGAGGCCCATGCCAAGGCAGCCCAAGCGGCAGATGACAATAGCAAGGCTCTTGCAACTGCCAGGTCCGTCACCGAGCGCCTGGCCAACGCCAAGGAGCAGCTGAAGAAGAAGCTGCAGGACGTGGCGCCCCGCTTCCGGGATCTGGCCACCGCGGCCCACATCGCAGGCTCGGCCCTGGGCGCTGTCGGCAAGGCCGCGGCGGCCACAGCCAAGGGCACGGCCGCCCTGGTCACCGCCGGGGCCGCCGCCACCGCGGCCATGGGCACCCTGGCCGTGGCCGGACTGAGCAAGCTGGTGGACTTCGCCAAGGAGGCGGCCACCGCCGTGGACGCCGACGGCAACCTCATCAACCAGCGCTTCTCCACCCTGGCCGCCAACATGACCAGCCTGGACGCAGGCGCATCCGCCGCGAAGGCAGCCCTGGGCGGCCTGCTGCTGCCGGCCCTGGAGTCCATCTCCGGCGCCGGCGCGGATCTGCTCAACGGCTTCGCCAAGGACCTGGAGTCCGTCTCCGGCGACACCCAGGCCATGGCGGGCGTCTGCAAGAAGTATCTCCTGCAGGCCGCCAACGTCATCCGGGACGAGCTGCCGGGCCTGGTCTCCCTGGGTTCGGACATCCTGGAGGCCCTCATGGAAGGGCTGGAGGTGGCCGGTCCCTATCTGCTGGACACCGCCGGCGACCTGATCCAGATGCTCCTGGACGGTCTCACCGAGCACGCCGGCGAGATCGGCGACGGGGCCGCCACCATCGTCACCATGCTGCTGGGCTTCCTCGTGGAAAACGCCCCGCAGCTGCTCACCGCCGGCATCACCCTGATCACCAGCCTCATCAACGGCATCACCTCTGACCTGCCCGCCCTGATCCCCGTGGCGGTGCAGGCGGTCACCGAACTGCTCAACGCGCTGGTCGCCAACGCGCCCCAGCTTCTGGTGGCCGGCGCCCAGCTGATCCTCCAGCTGGTGAACGGCCTGATCACCCACATCCCCGATCTGATCGCGGCCATCCCCAAGCTGATCTCGGACTTCATCTCCGGCTTCGACGGCAATCTGGACGGGCTGGCTGACATCGGCAGCCAGATCGTGGAGAAGATCCTGGCCGGGCTCAAGGCAGCATGGACCGGACTCACCTCCTGGTTTTCCGACGCCATCGCCAAGCTGACCAACGGCCACATCACCGTGAACGGCAGCGGCCACGCCGGCGGCCTCAACTATGTCCCTTACGACAACTACCACGCACTCCTTCACCGGGGCGAGCGCGTGCTCACCGCGGCGGAGAACGCCTCCGGCGCCTACGGAGGCGGCGGCAATCGCACCGTCAACATCACAGTCAACGCGAAAGAACTCAACCGATCCCAGACGGACCACCTGATCCGCCGGGCGGACACCGAGCTCGGAAAGGGGGTCTGACCATGGCAAGAGTCCGCCAGTTCTGGCTACAGAACGCGGCCGGGGACCGCTTCGGTCTCAACGGCGAGAGCGGCGCCTGGCTGACCCTCCCCGAGGGCCTGGGCTTTGAGCTCTCCCCGCCCTTCGGCGATCTGGGCCGCGGCTTCTTCGCGCCCCTGGACGAGATCGCCGAGCCCCAGGGCACCGTCGCCGGCGAGCTGGTCTTCACCCCGCCGGCCTACGCCAATTACAGAGTCTTCGTCAACTGGATCGCCGCGGCCGGCTCCCTGCTCCTGATCTACTGCCCCTACGGGGACCAGGAGTTCCAGAAGCGCGTCTATGTGGAGAGCATCGGCAAGGGCGAGCTGGACAAGACCCGGCTGCTGCACTGCCCCTGCTCCTTCTTCTCCCTGTCTCCCTGGCGCCGCCCGGTGCCCACGGAGATCTCCATGGACACCCAGGAACCCGGCGGCAGCGCTCCCCGCTACTCCGGCCGCTATCCCGGCCGCTACGGCCATGACGCCCACGGCACCATGTCCGCCCGCATCGCCGCCTCCGGGCACATCCCGGGCGCGGTGCTGCTGCGCATCTACGGCGGCATCGAGGATCCGGAGATCCGCCTCACCGGCCTGGACTCCGGCACGGTCTACGGCATCTGCCGCCTCACGGAAGTGAGCGTCGCCTCCACCGAGGTCCTGGAGCTCTCCACCGACTGGGAGGACAGCTATGTCCGCAAGATCGCCGCCACCGGCGAGCAGACAAACCTGCTGCCCTTCCTGGACATCTCCCAAAATCCCTACTTCCACCCTCCCACGGATGAGGCCAGCGTCCTCACCGTGGCCAGCGACAGCCCCTTCTCCGGCAGCGCCGAGCTGCTGGTCTACTCTTATTTCAGGACGGTGTGATTATGCAGGCCTACATCAAGACCGCGGCTGCCTTCCGCACCGCCTACGACCGCAAGGTCCTGGACTACGAGATCACCCTGGAGAGCCTGGAGAGCCTGCCCTCCACCGTCACCATCCTGGGCGGAGACATCCCCCGGGAACTGGCGGGCGGCTGGCTCTGGATGGCGGACTCCCTTTTCCTGATCGCCGAGGTCTCCCCCGGCGAGGGCATGACAGAGCTGCAGCTGCAGTCCCCGCTGGACGCCTTCTCCCGGCCCCGGATCTACGAGCCTCCGGCGGAGGGCACCACCATGGGCGCCTTCGTGATCGCGGAGCTGGCGGACGGCTGGCGGGATCTCACCGATACCGTCTACGCCCTGCCCTACCTGGAACTGGAGGCCGAGGACAGCATCCCCTTCGTCCCGCCCACCGTGGACGACCAGGGCTTCTACGTTCTCAGCACCTACCTCCGCACCGCCCGGCGGGACCACGGCCTGGAGCTGCGCTTCGTCCCGGACGGGGACAAGCTCCGGATCACGGCCCGCGCCGCCGTCACCGGCAGCCACACCCTCATCGCCGGCGACGGCCACACCGAGCTCGCCTCCAACACCTTTTCCCGCACCGCCGTGGCCAAGGTCACGACGGTGCAGCCCGTGGACACCGGCGAGGTGGACGAGGAGGGCCAGAAGATCTTCCGCACCGACGTCGTTGACTGGTACCTTGGTCTGGACGGCTCTGTGAGCTCACAGGAACCCGCAGGGCGCGCTTCCGGCTCCTGGTCCGTGGTGACGGTCGCCGCGAAGAACGACGCCGAGGAAGCCGCCAGGAGCGTCTTCGGCAAAAATACCGAGACCCACAAGGTGGAGTTCTGGACAGACTTCCGCCCGGGCCTCCTGGACGACTTCCGGCTGCGGCTCCCCTCCGGGGCCGCCTTCGAGGGCCAGGTCCAGGCAGTCCGCAAGCTCCGCGGAGACCGGCGCTGGCTCTGCCAGGCCGGCACCTGGCCCGTCACCCTGACGGACAAGGTCCGCAAGTCCTCGGGCGGAACCTACGGCGGCAGCCGCGGATCCTCCTCCCAGCTCTATGCCATCGGCGACATCTTCATCACGACCCGCGCCGGCGATCCGGCCCAGCTCCTGGGCTACGGCGCCTGGACGCGGATCGAGGGCTGCTATCTCTACTGTGCAGACACGTCCACGCCCGCCGGTACCCACGGCGGCGAGAGCAGCCACACCCTCACCGCGGCGGAGCTGCCCTCCGACGTTTCTGTCGTGAATCCGGATGACCTGTACCTCACCGGCGTCCGAAGCGGCACCGACCACAACGGCGTGGCCAGCTGGTCCGGCGGAAGCGTCCCCACCAAAGCCCTGGGCTCCGGCACCCCGATCCCTCTGAAACCCCGCTGCTTTTCGATCTTCGTCTGGCTGCGTAAAGCCTGAGAAAGGAGGCCCTCATGCCTACCACCTACGCCCTCAACGGCGTCAACTTTGAACATCAGGAGTTCACCCCCAGCTCCGACTGCGCCATCTGGCGCCGGAACGTCCATGACGGCATCCTCCAGGGCATGGCCATCACCGTGGCCGGCTCCGGGATCAGGGTGGCCGCCGGCTGGCTCATGGCCGGCGGCAAGGAGCTGCAGCTCCCCGCGGCCATCTCTGCGCCCGCCACCGACCAGGCCAATGGCTTCGCCCGCCTGGTGGTCAACGTGGACCTCTCCAAGACCTCCACCGAGGAGACCTTCTCCCAGGGCTGGATCAGCATCGACTACGCCAGCTCCCGGGCGGGCTTCGAGCCTCTCACCAAGGGCGACCTGGCCGGCTCCGGCACGATCTATCAGATGGCCCTCTGTGTGGTCTCCCTGCAGAACAGCACCATCTCTGGCATCGTCAGCACCTGCGGCCCGGCCCACGCCCACGCTCTGGGCGTCCAGCTGACCCTCCCGGCCTCCGGCTGGGTCAACAATCAGCAGACGGTGCGCTGCGACGGCGTCACCGACGACACCAACGTCACCGTCACCTATGCCCCGGCCAGCAAGTCCGCCTTCATCTCCGCGGACATCGACTGCGTGGCCCAGGGCGACGGGACCCTGACCTTCGCCTGCAGCGTGGTGCCCACGGAGGCGGTCACTGTCAACGTGCTGCTGCTTTAAGGAGGCGCCGCCATGATCTTCAACCTCAAGCGCCCCGGCTTCTCCCGCGGGGCCTGGACCTTCGTCCCGGCCTCCGGCTCGCAGCAGCCCGACTGGGCAGAGGAGGGCGCTGACTGGATGATGGCCATCCCCGTCAGCGGAACCCTCACCCTCACCGTGGGCATCGTCCACGCGGATCTCTGCCTGATCGCAGGCGGCAAGCCCGGCGGAGACGGTGACTACGACGTGCAGACCAAGCAGGGCAAAGGCGGGAACGGCGGCGAGGTCCTCAACCTCACCGACGTCAGCCTGCCCGCGGGCGACTACGCCGTCACCGTGGGCGTATCCGGATCGGACACCGTCATCGTCGGTCCAAACGGTGAGACCTGGACATCCCACAGCGGCAACGGCGCAGCAGGCGGCAGCGGCAACGGGGATCCCGGCGCGGCCGGCAGTTTCGCCTGGGCCGACGCCGACACCCTGCTCAACGCCGGCTGGTGCTACGGCTCAGGGGGCGGCCACGGCTATATCCTCTCGAACAACTACCAGGAAATCGACGCCGGGAGCGGCGGCTCCGTCGGCACGGCGAGCTCTGACACGACCAACGGCCACGGCGGAACGCCTTCCCACGGGAACGGCTACGCCGGCCTCGCCGGCACCGGCCAGGGCGGCGGCGGCGGCGCGAGAATCTGGACCGGCTCCTACTACGACAACTACTCCGGCGGCGAAGGCGGCTCCGGCAACGTCCTGATCCGAAAGCATAAGGAGGTCACCTCATGATCCACTTCAAAGCAAACACCCGGCGGGCTGTGGCCCTGTCGGACGACCTGATCACCACCAACTCCATCGGCATCGAGGTGGAGATCCTCTGCTCCGAGGCCTGGGACGGCCTCACCAAGACCGTGCTCTTCCGCGGCAGCGGCAGCAGCGTGGACGTGATCCTCACCGGCGACAGCTGCACGGTCCCGCCCGAGGTCCTCACCCTCCCCGGTGGCGAGCTGCTCATCGGCCTCTACGGCTCCGACGGCTCCGGGGCCCTCGCCATTCCCACCGTCTGGGCCGACGCAGGCCGGATCCTCCAGGGCGCTGCGCCCTCCGGCATCGCGCCGACCCCCGCCCAGAAGTCCGCCCTGGATCAGGCCATCGAGGCCCTGCAGAACGCCACCGAGGAAATCCCGAACCAGATCGACACAGCGCTTGCTGCGGCAAAGGCTTCCGGTGAGTTTGACGGCGCTGACGGCGAGACCGGCCCACAAGGGCCAAAGGGCGATAAAGGCGACAAAGGTGACACCGGCGAGCAAGGCCCGAAAGGTGACACCGGCGCGACTGGCCCAGTCGGCCCGCGAGGCGAAAAGGGCGACACCGGCGAAACGGGAGCCACCGGCAGCACCGGCCCGAAAGGTGATAAAGGCGACAAAGGCGACAAAGGCGACACCGGCCCTGCTGGCGTTGGCGTACCATCTGGCGGCATCACGGGTCAGTGGCTTACAATTGTTGCTGGTGTACCAACTTGGGAATGGATGCCAACTCCTGATCCCAACTTAAAAATCTTTGAGTTTACCGTTGCTGAACAAGACGGACCATATGAAGTGACTTCTGGTCCAGCACCGATTACAATTATGAGTTGGGTAGAAGATCTGGATGAGCAGTCTCCGCTCCCGATTGCAAAGGTATCACTTAATGGTGAAGTTTACTACATCCCAACAAGTGCTTACAAATATGGTTCACTTGATGCATTTGTAGAATTCTGCGGATTTACAGCAAATGGATACATGCTTGATATCCGTGGCCAAGTTGCGAACAATACCTGGACTGTTAACTACTCTAATCAGCTTGATACTTGTCTGGAGGAGCTATATTACACCACTGGATATCCAAACGACTTAACCACAGCAGATAAATCTAATCTTGTAGCTGCGATCAATGAGCTGAACGCTGGCAAACAGTCCAAGAACCTTGGTGCGGCCAATGCCGGGAAGTTCCTGGTGGTGGGCTCTGACGGCGACATCACGGCTGTCACCATGAGTGCATGGCAAGGGGGTAACTACTGATGGCTCTGGATAAACTCGTGGACAGCAGCCAGCTCGACGCTGACCTG